CTTCGTGGTCCGTGGTCGAAAAACAAAGTTCATCGTGTATTTGTATGTGGGGCACTATACCTTTTTCATACAAGTCTACCATTGCCTTTTTTGTCATATCAGCAGCGGACCCTTGTATCAATCTATTTAAGGCTTTGTATGTAAATGCCGGAGTGTAGTATCTTTCAAACCAATCCATGTAATTTGGATCTATCTTTTTTTCTTTAAACTTATCTAAGATCTCTGCTTTAAATGCTTCCCTTGCATCCTTTTCTGTATACAAAGTAACTTGATTAAATCTGTTTGTTTCTGGGTTCCATTCTTTATTTGTTGTCTCCCACTTATCAAACCTGCAGAATCTATCATACAAAGTAAATAGTAATTTATTCTTTTTAGAAAAATCTATTAATTCTTGTGATAGTCTTCTAACAAAGGGCACTCTATTATGATAATCATTAAATAAAGTCCTTGCTTCTGTTTGATCTAGTCCTAATTCTTTCTGTAATTTTATCTTACCCATACCATAGAATAGACCTAGGTTAATGGTTTTTGCCTGTTTCCTGGAGATATTAGCCATGTCAGCGACTATCTGATGAAAATCTGCATCATCCTTGTCAAATTCTTCTTGAAGGTTCTCCGTGCCCGGTAGGCCAATTTTGATAGCATAATGCACTACAATACGTGGCTCTTGTTGTGAGTAGTCAAAGCTACCCCATTTGCATCCATCTTCAGGTATAAATAGTTCTCTCATCTTAGCACCTATAAAACCTTTTGATGGAATCTGTTGTAGGTTTGGATTGCTCATTGAGAATCTCCCTGTAACTGTACCACCTGCGTCCGATCTAATTTGATTTATATCTGCATGTATTCTGCCTTCATGCACATATCCTAAAAGACCCTCAATGAATGTGTTAACTGCTTTGTCGTATTCTCTTGCTTTTGCAATCATACGTAAACATTTATTCTTGTGCGTTTTTAAATAATCTTTTGGTAGTTGTGGCATCTTAGATTTTGGTGTCTCTTTGTAGTCAGTTATTTTTTGATGCTCTAATAAATTTTTTATAGATGAGGCTGCCCAGATGTCGACCCTGATCCCAGTTTTGTTTTCTATTGCTTTTACAATTTGATCTCTACGTTTTTTAAGATGTCTACCAAACAGGATAGCTTGGGCCGTATCAATTTTAACTCCTTTAAATTTCATGTCAACTAAACAAAGAAATAATTTTGTTTCTAATTCAAATATTTTTCTACAAGTCTTTTGCTCTCCGTCTTCTTTTGTGTATAATATTTCATCAATTTTTTTATTAAATAAATTCCATAGCTTGTATGTTAGATCAACATCTTGCTTTGCATAATCTTTTACAATGTAGGCAGGTAGTTTATGCATGTTAGTCATTGGGTCCTTAACTGTACCACCAGACCACTCTAATGTTTTTTGTTGTAAATCGTATTTGTATTTACTTTCATCAAGATAATCTTTTGACAATGCATCGAGTGAATACTTAAATCTATTCTCATCAATTACAGATGCTGCTATCATCGTATCTACAATACGACCTTTCATTTTTTTACCTGTTATAGCTCTAATCCAACATACATCGTACATTGCATTGTGAAATATTTTTGTAATGTTTTCGTTTTGAAATATTTTTTTATTTAAAACTTCCCATATCTTATCTATTCTTGCAGGATCTATGTCAGTGTCAGAATGTCGAAGAGGAAAGTAAGCTGTGTCTTTACCTGTTGCAACAGCGATACCACAAATAAAACCATCGTTTCTGATGGCACCTAAACCTTTTGTTTTAAGATTAGGATCATAAGTTTCTATGTCAACTGCAACTGTATCTATACCCCTTAGATCTAAATCTTCTGGTGTATTACACATTATAATCTCTCTCCATAATCATTTCTAAAAAGTGTATTGCTTTTAGTATGTCTTGTTTCTTTCCCTTGTCGCGATGTCTTATAATATATTTTATAGCACAACCTTCAGGATAGAGCAACTCATTCTCTATTACAAACTTACTGGGTTGAATTTTATATTTTTGGTAGTGAGATCCTCCGATTTGTTTGTCGTAAGCTTTTGTCATGCTACCCTCTTAACGTATCGCATTTCTGTCCCTGCATGATTCCATGCAGTTTCTATTTTTATTCTCCCTGCATCAGATAAAGAATAACTTCCGTTATAACTTCCATAAATGTGCCCTATGTAAGAATTATATTCGTCACAAACATCTATATTTGATGTCTTATAATCAAAAGACTGATTACTATAAGCAAAAAAATCATCACAATCATATATGTGATTATTAACAATTTTTCTTTCTCCATAATCTTGACCATGATATTTTGGATCGTATTCTGTCTGTCTCCAACATTTTCCTCCTACAAAACTACAACCACCACCTCCGTCTTCTCCTAAATTTAAAACTGATCCAAAAATTAAAACAGAATCATAGTTACCATACCAACCACTGTTGTGTATTTTCTTTTCTACTGATTGTGCATAGTCTGTTTTAAAGTCTTCTCTAGTTTGATAAGGTTTTACTTCAACTAATATTTTTTTACCTTCCTCTCCATAAATAGCAAAATCTGGTAGCCATCCTTTTACATCTTCTAAAACTGGTTCATATTCTATGTTCCAGCCTAATTGTTTAAAAAATATATATCGTTTACATTCATTTTTACTTCTAAAATGAGCACCTCTATATATAACTTCATGTGCTTTTATATCGTACATTTTTTCTCCTTCATCTTGCTCCTAGTGTGTATGCTCGTTGTGATGATATTGTCCAACAGTCAAACTTACCTCGACTGTATGCAACATATTTTAACCTTAATTGTGTAAAGTAATCCTCTATTCTTGTTGCTGTTAGATCTACAATTACATTATCAAATGTTAAACCTTTTACTGTGTGTATGTTTCCATATCTAACTTTAACATCACCTTCTAAGTTAAAGCCTCTTTGTAATATTTTTTGTATATAAAGTATTCTATCTGGATCAGTTTTAGTTCTTATTAATGCAAAGTCTCTATTATCAACAGAATCTTTTCTTAGTAATTTTAAGTTAATTAATTCGTGTATTGTATAGTCTTTGTTAATCCAATCTGGAAAATCATATTCACAGTAGTTACGAACAATTACTTTAGTGCCTATGTATGTCCAAAAATCTTTTATTTGTTTTAGTGACATAGGTTTACCACTTGCAAACTCTGGCCATAATTTATGACATCTTATTTCTTTTTTTGGTACGTGGGCCGTGTTTCCTATGTGAGCATACTCTATACCATGTTGTTTAAAAAATGTTTTAACCCAACCATCAGAAGGTGTACCACGATACGTAAACAAAAATGTTTCTTCAGTGTTTTTTATTTTATCTAACAACAGGTCCATAGAACTACATCTATTTCTTAAACTAGGTAAATGATAGTGACTACCAACTACGTCTGTTGGTTTCCAAATTCTGTGTGTCCCATAGTAATCCCAAATTGGTTTTATAATCTTTTTACACAAACTATTTATAGTCTGACTACATCGATAGCCTTCTTCTAATTCTTTAGCTCCCTTTGATAACTCATAGAACCTTGTTGCATTAGCTCCTGCAAATTCAAATATTGTTTGATCTGGGTCCCCAACAAACCAATATTCTTTAGTGTTGGTTGCCATCTTATCTAATGCTTTTGTTTGTGGCACGTTACTATCTTGTGCCTCATCAACTATTAAAACATCTATGTCAGGTTCATTAGCTTTATCAATAAAGTCTCGTATCATGTCATCGTAATCACAAACATGATTATCTTTTTTATATTTTTCATATATCTCTTGCAGTTCTTCAATAACATTTAAACTGTAGGGTTTGTAACTAAGCTTGTCACATTCTTTCCAGTGTTCTTTTAAAGTATTACTTTTTCCAAAAGCATCTTTTAAATATTTATAAAATTTATGTTTGTCCCCTTCAAAATCACTTGCATTTATTCTTTGTAGTTTAAACCTAGACTCCATCATACACAGGTTTATATGGTCTTGATAACTAAACAGATCTCTCTTCAATCCTTTACTTTGACAATATGCATGTATTGTACAGATTTTATATTTTAAAGATTTTTTAGTTAGACCTTTTTCTTTTACTTCTGGAAGTTTTAATATCTCATCTCTTATCTCTTCTGCTGCAACTTTTGTATGTGATAAAACTATAATCTTTTCATGAGAAAATCTTAACAATAGTTCTGTATATTTTTGAGTTATAAACTTTGATGTCTTTCCTGTCCCTGGAGGACCCACCATAAAACTAGGCTGTTTCATTTGTAATCTCCTGGTAATCACCTTCTATAATTAAATCATCTTTATCTATTTCTTGGTTTAACATTCGCCATGAAACACAAGATTTTTCTCCAAACTTGCCATGATTTTTTTTAGCTTTTAATATTTTTTGACACTTAATAACTAAATCTACCCTAGGTAAATTTACTTTCTGTCTGTGTAAATAGTCTTCAAACTTATCTAGATTAAACTCTAAAATATTTTTTTCTGTATTAAAATAAGGCATGCCAAAGTATGCTAATTCTTTTTTGCTTGTGTATGCTTTTTCTTCTGAAATATAATTTTTAAAATGTTTTACAAATCTTAAATCTTCTTCTGCATCTTCAACATAATCTTTTGACTTCTCTCTTGCTTCATACTTTCTACGCATAATCTCTTCAAAGTCAGAAGGTTTCATTTCTGGAATCCATACAGAAGCTTTACTAATTACCGCATCATAAAATAATTTTTTGTTTCTAAGCGTTGGTCCGTCAACTGTAATTGTTTTTTCTACTGGTTCTCCTTGTACCACTGCATTTATTTTTACAAAATATCTGTCACTTCCATACTCTATGATCTGCCCAATAGATTGTTTTGCTTCTTCACTTGTTGCTTCTTGTACACCAATCCAACTAAACATTGTTGCAATTGTTTTTGTAGAGCAACCAATAATCTCTGCAAGTTTAGGCATACCAAATTTTCTATTTGCTTTTTTATGTGATGTGCCTTTACTTTTTCTTTTATTTGCCTCTTCATCTTTAGCTGCAACTGCAATCTTATAAATGTAATCATCTATTTCATCTGTATTCCACTCTGTATGTTTAAGTAATACACCTGCAATAGCAGTACAGTAATCATCTCTTTGTCCGGACCCTGCGTATGTAATACACAAAGCTGCAGCAAGAGCTATCTTACCAAGATCAACTTTAATATTACCTGGGTATTCATCTATACCTTCATACTTAACCCATTCAACAACTTCATTTGTTGTATGATATTTTGTTTCTGGAACTAATGTATATTTATTTGCGCCGTGTCTTATCTCACACAATGTTGCGCCATGACCATAATCTTTGTAATAGTTTTCTAATTCTTTTGGTAATGCAAATTTTTTATAGTCTGATGTACCAGACCAAAGATAATGACTTGATGGATTATTTCTTCTACCAAAAACTGCACCACATGATTTAATGTGATCGTTTGTAAATCTTTTAACAACAGGATTATCAATATCAAAATCTATGTATTGATCTAACCTAAGTCCTATTTGTTTTGTTGTGTGTTCTATTCTCCATTCTTCTTTCGTAATCTTAAAATCC